TTCTTTAATCAGTGCCTCTTGATCGTTCATTTTGTTCCTCCTGTGTTCTTCTCGCGTAGCTTGGCTTCGATGGCTCGGGCCACCTTTGTGTCATAAACAATAGATAGGATTTCCTCATCCGTCAGCCCATGCCATTTATGTGGATTCGCCACGGGCCGCTGTGCCATCAAGTGCATCACTTTGTCGTTCAGTGTTTCAATGGTGTCTTGGCAGTGAAAGCATTGAAGGTTCTGCACAGGCACTTCATACACACCCGGATTCACAATCTTTTCTTCACGGGTTGCAGGGCGGGTTGCTGCGGGTGGTGTGAGATAGTATGGGACAGGTGGGCCAACTTCATCGCCGCACACATCCTCATGTCGGAAAAACCCTGAAGGCTCCTGCTTCTCAGCTTCCTCAATGGCGGTGCGCATTTCTGAAATCAAAGCCTCTGCGGTAGTTCGCACACCGTTGTCCCATGCTTCTACAAGTTGTTTGATTCGTTCGTTCATTTGGTTTCTCCTTGTGTTGATGGTGATGTAGTGTCAAACACATAGTCAACCATTCGTTTTGTCACATCGGCAGCTTCGTCCGGTTTGTTTGCAATCAACGCTTGCACGTAGCTGCGGATCAGAACGTCTGTCACTGGCTCCTGCACAGGTGCTGCGGTAAGGCAGTCCTCTTCGGAACGAAGTTCCTCGGACTGACGTCCTCCGGGTGGGGTGGTGTGTAGCCAATGCTGCCCTCCTCCAACTTTGTAGTCTGAACATTGCATTTCAAGCGTGATGGTGTTTTTCTCAAAATCAGCCTCGGCAATTACACAAGGCCACGCCACCGGCTCCACGCGCTCTACGGAACGTAGTTCCTCCGCGCTTTGCTTCATTTGCTCTCGACCTTCAAGGACACCAGCCGCAAATCCCTCTTGATAGTTCATCCAGTCAGGCTTAAACTTTTCGTCTTCATAGCGTTCAACCTCGCTAATGGCGGTGCGGAGGGTAATGATGGCACTTCTTCGCAATGGATGATAAGACCCAACATTTGCTTCCAGCGCCTCCAGCGCCTGCTTCATTGCTTCAATCTGCTTGCTCATCCTTATCTTCCTTTTGTAGTGGTCTATAAACAGTATTCATGGTTTCAAAGCTACCATCACTGAACTTCTGCAACACCACACTGGTACGCACAGTGTCCCTACCCCAGACAGGGTGGTCAAGTGCGCTCACTCGTGCCACAGTGTCTTTAGTAAGCTCATCTTCTTTTTCATAGGTGTAGTAGTTGTAGAAGACTGCATCACCGATAAATCTAACTGTTGGTTTCATGTTTCTGTGTTTCTTTCTCAAGTTGTTCTTCGTAAGACCAATCCTTCAATGCCAAAGGCACTTCTTCAGCTTTCTTCTTGCGTCCAAAGATGGCCTCATAGTTAGCCGCATAAGCTTCTTGATCTTGTTGCTTACGTGGTGAACTTCCTTTACCAGCCTCGTGTGCCATAGTATTCACTCCAGTAGTGTTTATAGTCTTCAGAATCAGAGTCAACAATGCTGCCATCAGGGAGAATGAATATATCATCCCCTAAGTACACAGGCTCACCTTCATCAAGGTCAGTTAAAGATAACTGCTCAAGATACATTTTATCCATCTTCATAGCGTTTCTTCCTTTGCTTCTAACATTCGTCCTGTTTCTTTGATGTACTGGAGTTCACATGCAGGGCCAGTGTATCCGTTGTATCTATTTTTTGCCACTGCAACTTTTGTTCGGTGTCGTTCCAGTTCATTTTCAGCCATACTGTTCCGTTCGAGAGTAATGACCGCATCGCTAAGCTGCGCAATAGCTCCTGATCCTCGAAGCTGAGAGAGGCTAACAGCTTGTCCATCTTCATGTCCTGCATTTCCTTGTGGCCTCCGTAAATGTGATACACAGATCAGTGTTACTTCAAGTTCCTGTACCAGTGTACGCAACTTAGTCATCATTGCATCAATTGCTTTACGTTCATCGCCTACATCCTGACCAGAAACCACGATACTAATATGGTCAAGAAAGATAACCCGACAATCACACGCCTTAGCCATATATCGGATTCGATTAGCAATGTTGTCCACATCAGAACTACCAAAGTGGTCAAATAGATAAACGCGATTAGTTCCAAGCGTTGCGTCGAAAGCATCTTTAAGTTCCTCTTCAGTGACTGGAGTGTCAGGCAGGTGCAATAGCTTATTAGCGTGAAGGCTCATAATGCTACGTGCAGTCTTCCTTGTACTCTCTTCCAAAAACAATCCACCAATGTTCCAGCTGGTAGTCTTGAGCAAGTGGTACAGAATCTCTCGCAGGAATTGACTCTTACCTAAGCCGCTGCCTGCGGTGACAGTAATGAGTTCTGCCCTACGAAGCCCGTACAACAGCTTGTTAAGGCCTTCCCACGGATATTGTGCCTCTGCTTTAGGTTCTGGCTTACAGATTTCTTCCCAGAGTGTTGCAGCATTAACGATGCCGTCAGGGATAAATACTTCAGCCCTCCACCATTCATTGACAAACTCCTTAGTAGCTCCTGCAATCAGGTACTCACAAGCATCTTTGTAGCCACTCTTATGCTGGACAATCTTAGCTTTCTGCCCAAAGAGTTCTGCTACTTCTTTAGCTGCTTTCTTGCCCGGCTCATCGTCATCAAAACAGATCACTACAGCCTCAAAGCTATTGATCCATTCGTACTGTGCCTTGCAGTCCTTTAGAGCTGCTTGAGCACCATTGCGGATAGACACTACAGGCCACTGTGAGCCAGTCATCTGATAAGCTGCTAGAGCATCCAGTTCACCTTCTACGATGGTTAGGTACTTCCCACCTGTGTGAAAGAGAGATTGACCGAATAGAGAGGCATCTTTAAAGCTTCCTTCGATGGCAAAACTCTTGTCAGCAACTGAACGTACCTTATAAGCAACTCTAGTTCCTCCTTCGTCAGTGTAAGGGTAGTAGTGTTTTCCATTGTCTTGAGTTACTCCATATTTCTCGCAGGTTGCGCTGGTGATGTTACGTTCTGGGATAGCTTTAACTGTCCCCTTGTTTGTTAACACAGTAATATCCTTTTGTTTGTAGTTATTCCTAATTACCGACAGTTTGTCACTCTCGCTGTCAGCAGGCTTAAAAGCTTGGCAAACATGACAGTACTCATGCCCATCATCGTACAAGCTATTACCGTCTGAGCTACCGCAGTGCTCACAGGGTATGTGCTTGACGAAGTTAGAACTGGTTTTCATAAGCTTGTTGCCTTAGTTCATCCTCACGTTGGTAGATTTCCTTCTCAATCTTAAGCCAGTCCTGTTCGTGAATCAAGTCATTGATCTTAACCCATCGCTTCTCTGACGGTACTTGGGTGTTCAACAAAGCCCATACTTCCATTGTATCCCATTCAGGCTCTGAATCATCAGAGGCTCCATACCAATCAAACTCTACAACTACTTCCCCTTCGTTGAGGGGCATAGACAAAGACAAAGAGTTCATTTCAAAACAACCTTCACAAGTGTTAAGACAAACAAAAATAAAGAGACAATCATTGTACATCGCCACTTTGTTGCTTGTCAACTATTCGTTGCGCAGTGTCCAGAATGTCCTTTAAGACCTCATTGTAACCGTTGTCTTTGATGAGCATAGCCACATCGTTGACAACAGACCAATAAAAGAACTCAAAGTCCATAGCTTCTTTTTCTCGTTCATCAAGCTCCATCATGTAGTCATCAAACTTAGACATAAAACATCCTCTTGGGGTTACTTTAAAGACATCAATGTACTTTAATGTATATTTATTTATATATCATTAAAGTATGTATTTAACATTAGAGTTCTTCAATGCCTCTATTGTCTACATAGTTTATTATAGTGTCTTTTTCGATCTTGTCAAGCCCTTCTTCGTCATCAGTGTAACTATTTGTTCCCTCCTCGGTGAGCAGGTCACGCCGATCTTTAGTGGCAATCCCTGTGTCTGTAATACAATTGTTGCACATATCGAGGAATTCACCTGTTGAAGCATGACGCCTAGTGGCTTCAAAGTCACTCAAATTTTTGTTACAGCATACGCATCGTGTCATTTTAGTCTTCCTTGTTCATCAAGTTTAAATCAATTATTAGGTGTCACCCTAGTGCAGGTATCAACTCAGCACTTTAGTGGCCTTCTAGGGCCTTTAAAGTGCCTTCCTGATACATCTTAACGTCCAGTCAACATACGCCAAAGCAGACTAAGCACTCCAATGTGCTCACGTAGTGGCTTTTCGATAGCACTTCCACGAGGGTCAAAGTAGCATTCACCAAGTGTTCGAGGTGTGGTGATGTGTGATTGTTTCATGATGTAATTAATTTCCTTTTGTTGCTTTTGCGATGGCGTCTTGTGCCATTTGAAATGCGTGGTCTAGCTGTTCTCCATGCGCGACCAAAAGGTATTGCAACGCCTCCAGCAACTCAGGGGCTGCGGCGGCAAGCGTCCAGTCTTCTTGCGTGACTGGGCCATTCAAATCCCAATCTCCGCAACCAACGTATACGGCCTTCCAAGGCCCCGGTGTGTGCTTATTCATGATGTTGAGTTACCTTCCGTTGTTGAATTCAATTCGTACCATGTCAGCGATGTCTAGCACTAACTGGTAATTGACAATGCTTACCATGTCTGGTGGATTGTCGTCTCTATACCCTTCAAGGTACAAGTCCGTTACAGTCACAATGGCCCCTAGCTCTTCGTCTTCTTCGATCTCGGCTAGACCATACCATTCAAAACTGCCTATTTTATAAGCAAATTGTTTAATCTTCACAATAGAGCCTCCTCTTCATTCGTTTCAAGTAGTGCCCGGGCGTATCGCCCTTCGACATTGTAAGGCTTTTCCTGTGGTTTAGCCTCTAATGCCTTACTTTCTTCGGTTTGTTCGCCGTTGATGTACTTAAAAGGCCATAGCATAGGTGTTCACCTTACATAGTTTAAATAATCCAAGGCACTCACCTCTGCTGTACCCTTGCACCTCTCCGGTGTCAGGGTCAATGATGGGTACGTCTGGCCCGTAGTTGTTGCATTCTAGCCAATGCTTTGCTTGGCCCCTATCGTTAGACGAAAAGGCGCTGATGCCTGATGATATAAATTGGACTTGATACATTTAGACTAACTCCTCAATGACTTCATCATAGCCACTGCTAGGCACTGTTGCAGGGCGTAGATAGGCGCTAAGGTCAATAGGTAGCACCTCTGCTGTCTGTTTGTCAAAATTTCCTACGTTAAGGCGTCGATATTTGTCTACATATTCAGCCGTTGACATCCCCGGCCAATATTTAGGGAATGATCTATGGATTCCTGTTAGGTGACGTTTACGGGCAGACATGAAGGCACTAATTGCTTTTTGCTGTGGAGATGTTTTCATGATGGTTTAATCCTCTTAAAAGTTGACATAGACAAACAAGCCCTTGGACAGCTCTACGCATTGTGTCTCATATTCCAGATAGTCGCGCACTGCCTCAATGCGCTCTTCGTCATCGTCACATCCTTCTAGGTCGATACTAAAGTACTCCGCAATACTTTCCCAATGTTGCTCAGTCCAATCACAGCAAATAGCAATGATGTCAAACTCTACCGGCTCGCCTGTGCTATCGCTGTACTCTTCGAGATAGTCAAAGATTGCCTCTAACGCCTCATAGCTGAATTGATCTTTGCGGCTCGATTGCCTGAACGCTTCGATGAATGAATATTTAGTCAATGTTTGAACGATTGCCATGGTGTTACCTTTGAAGGTTAGTTGCTAGAACATCTCTAGCGGGATTCAGTGCTGAAGGTGCACTGCAATGGATTATACAGGATAACCCATCACGGTGAAGCCTCTTAGATGTTAAGGCCAGACACACGGAAACAGCGGCCAGAGGACAACTCTACGTCAACAGTACCGAAGGGATGTACCTTCAAAACCTTGGCCTTGTATTGTTTCCCATAGATGGTGACATTGATGTATTTCATGGTGGTTTCCTCTTAGATAAACAGTGCAAACAGGACGCCAATGAAGGCGAAGACAATCAGGGTCAGGATCATTACTGTGAAGTCGGACATTTTAGGTTCTCCTAGGTTAAGCGTTATTGTATGCTGTATGGCTATCAAGGGCTTCGCTCATGTTCCAGACCTCTAGCCATTCTCCCTCTGCTTTGATCCATACAATGCCAGCATCAGGGTTACCCTTAAAATCCTCGATAATGCCCCGCTCTTTCATGCTCTTTACTGCTTTGATTTCTTGGTCGTAGTGCTTGTTTAGGTTTATGGTTTTCATGGTGCTTATCCTTTGTTGATGGTGTCAATTGTAGAGGCTTTGAAGGCCCCTACAATAGGTGTTTACCCTTAAATAATCCATTCTTTGCTGCTTACTGCTTTGTATGCAATACCCAGAGCGAGGATAGCTTGCTTGCTCTTAGTGGTGCGGGCAGAGCGATGCAGGGCAGAAAGACCACGTGCGATATAATCAGTGCCAAGAGCCTGACCGAACTTGATTACTTGCTCTGCTTGTTTGGTTTCTTGCTTATTCATGGTTAGTTCCTTTGGTTACTGCCCTGCTTTATTGCTTGGCATGGGTGTATTATATCGTACTTTTGTACCGTGTCAACAAGTTTTTATTGTCTTTACATAACTTTACAATCAGTGGTATAAATACAACACTTAATTAAACTACTGTATAGAATCACAGCGTAGCTCTGCGAGCCACTGGTATAGTTGACTGTATAGGCTTAGGCTATTGACTTATTGAACATGATAGGTTATCTCTATAGGCACCTACAATGCCCCTCACACTTGCCCATTGAGTACTGACTGACTGGTCATTAATGTTTCTTTAATGTTTCTTTAATATTTCTTTAATATTTCTTTAATGTTAGTAGACACTACCTATAGTGTTTGTAAGTGCTCACTAACGCTACCTATAGTGTACAGTATTGTAAACAGTATTGTATACAATGTTGATGGGGGGAGGGGTGCTGGAGAGTGAGAGAACTTTGGTGGAGCCTCTGAAGCACACAAAAAGGAAAAATTAAGCTAATTAGGGACAGATTAGTGCCTAAAAAGTAGGCAGTATAGACACCAGCTAAGTCATTGATCTGTATAGACTTAACATAATATTGCTTAGACACAAAGACTCTGATGGCTAGGGTGGCTTAAAGGAGGACACTGAAAGCTGCTTAGATGGTATCTAAAGTGTAAAATATGTAAATAATTGTAACAAAGATGAAGAAAAGACTTGTATTACACGAAAGTTGGTGTATAATATTACTTAGTTGTTGAAACTAAGGAGTCAACACTACAGAACTCAAGATGAGGAATCTATACAGCCTGACCCCACTGTGTAGTACAACGAAGAGTCTAGATAAGTATTTATTCTTCTATCTGTACACCTGTAAGGCAGCATCAGCGATAGCATCTAAGCACCTGAAAGGCAACATTAAAGACATAAGTACTTCATCTTAGATTCTGTAACATTAAAGACACCTTTGTCTATATAACGATATAGCCAAATACAAACCTTTAATGAGATAAACTAAAAACATATAGCCTATATAGTCTCCCAAAAGGATAAAGACACACAATGAAACTCACTCAAACTTGTTCTTCTTGTTCCACTGAATTAGAGTTGTCTAAGGATAACTTCTATCCATCTAAAGAATCGCCTACTGGTTACCACCACGAATGTAGGAAGTGTTCTTTGTCTAAGTGGAAAGCAAAAGAAGACTATTATCAAAAGATTGCTACTCAACTTCATAACCCTGAAGCACAGATCAAAGCTGGTCGTAAGAAAGCTATTCTTACTAAAAGTAAACAAAAGGCTATGTCTGTATTAGAGAAGGGTGAGAAGGAGTGCACTCATTGCAAAGAGGATAAGCCTCTAGAATCTTTTTATAAGAGAGTAAACAAGACACAAGATGGCTATCAACGATATAGCAGCTGGTGTAAAGAGTGTAGCTCTAAGTTGTCTAGTGATAGATATAACTCCTTGCCATCCTTGTTTAAGAATCACGAGCAGCGAAGCGAGGAGTTGAAATGACAGCAGCAACTGGTAACAAAAAGGGTAGACCCTCAAAGACAGCAATCAAAGAGATTAAAGAATCTAGGTCTGTAGGCCGTCCTAAAGGTGAAGCAGCCATCATCAACGAGTATAAGCTCAGAATGCTTAACTCTCCTAAATCTGCTAAAGTGCTTGAAGCTATTTATGATGCAGCTTTGAATGATGAGCATAAGAATCAAGCAGCAGCGTGGAAGCTAATTGTGGATCGTATCGTCCCAGTGTCTGCCTTTGAAGCTGCTAAGCAAGGTGGAGGTGCTCCTCAGATCAGTATCAATATATCTGGTCTTAATTCACCTACCGTGCAGACACTAGAAGATGTAACAGACGTTGAAGTTAAGGAGTACTCTGATGACCAGTCTTAACTTTGAACTCCTGAAATGGCAGCAAGAAGTCTTTAAAGACTCTCATCGCTTTAAGGTCGTAGCAGCTGGTCGTCGCTGTGGTAAGTCCCGATTGTCTGCTGTTACATTGCTCATTGAGGCTCTGAACTGTCCTGAAGGTTCTTCAGTGATGTATGTAGCTCCTACGTTAGGCCAAGCTAGAACGATTATCTGGGACTTGATACACGAGCTGGGTAGACCTGTCATCAAGTCTAGTCACATCAATAACCTTGAGATTACTCTTGTTAATGGTAAGAAGATTCTCGTCAGAGGCGCTGATAACCCTGACTCTCTTCGTGGTGTATCTTTAACATATTTAGTGCTAGACGAGTGCGCCTTCATTAAAGAAGATGTATGGCAAAAGATTCTACGTGCTGCTTTGTCCGACAAGAAGGGTAGAGCTTTGTTCATCAGTACACCGTCAGGCCGCAACTGGTTCTATGATACATTTCATTTAGGACAAGAAGGTACAGACGAAGAGTGGAAGTCTTGGCACTTTACTACTGCTGATAACGAGACTATTGACCCTAAAGAAATTGAAGCTGCTAAGCGAACCCTTAGCTCCTTTGCATTTAAGCAGGAATATTTATCCAGCTTTGATACTTCTGGTGCTGATGTCTTTAAGCCTGAGTGGTTTAAGCTAGGCGATGAGCCTCAGTTTGGTAGCTATGTTGTAGCTATCGACTTAGCTGGCTTTGAAGAGGTAGCTAAGAATGCTGGAGCATCTAAGAAGCGTCTAGACGAATCTGCTATTGCTGTTGCTAAGATAGCTGATAACGGTGATTGGTGGATTGCTAAGATCATTCATGGTCGATGGGACATCAGAGAGACAGCAGTAAAGATTCTACAAGCTATTAGAGACTATGAGCCTACAGCAGTAGGTATTGAACGAGGTGCTCTAAAGAATGCTGTTCTACCTTATCTAAACGATTTGATGCGTAAGAACAATGTCTATGCTCACATCCAAGACCTGACACACGGTAATAAGAAGAAAGTAGATCGTGTTGTCTGGAGTCTTCAAGGTCGTTTAGAGCATGGACGTATTAGCTTTAACAAACAAGAAGATTGGGATGAGTTCAAGGATCAGTTAATCATGTTCCCTACTGCAGGGGTACACGATGACCTCGTTGATGCCCTCTCTTACGTCGATCAGCTTGCTATCGTTTCCTACCAACAGGACTACGAACAGGATGAGTATGAAGTCTTAGACCCAATATCGGGCTATTAAAGGAATATAAATGGCTGAAGAAATTAGTAACTCTCAGTATGAAGAGCCTACCGAAGCTGAAAAGGAATTAACAGCTTGGGTGGTGGATCATACGACTCGTTGGCGTGACCACCGTGATGCTAACTATATGGACACTTGGCTCGAATATGAGCGTATCTTCCGTGGTCAATGGGCTGCTGAGGATAAGACTCGTGAGTCCGAGCGTAGCCGAATCATTGCACCAGCTACTCAGCAGGCTGTGGAGACTCGCCACGCTGAGATCATGGAAGCTATCTTCGGTCAAGGTGAGTTCTTTGACATCGAAGACGACATCAAGGACGTTAATGGTAACTCCTTAGACGTTGAAGCTCTCAAGCTACAACTGATGGAAGACTTCAAGAAGGATAAGATCAAGAAGTCCGTAGATCAGATTGAACTGATGGCTGAAATCTACGGTACAGGTATTGGTGAAGTTATCATCAAGACAGAGAAAGAGTATATTCCAGCTACTCAGGCTATCCCCGGCATTGCTAATACAGCTGCTATTGGTGTGCAAGAGAAAGAACGAGTTGCTGTTAAGCTCAAGCCTGTTAACCCTAAGAACTTCCTGATTGACCCTAACGCTGACTCCATTGATGACGCTCTGGGCGTAGCTATCGAAAAGTACGTTTCTATCCACAAAATCGTGGAAGGAATGGAAAAAGGTATTTACAAGAAGGCAGACATCGGTTCTAACTACGAAGATCAGGACTTAGAGCCTACTCAAGAGCTTCGTCAGTTCCAAGACGATAAGGTTAAGCTGCTCACTTACTACGGTTTGGTTCCTAAAGAGTACCTGACTGGCGGTGATGAAGAAGAATACGAAGAGATTTTCCCTGAAGACTCTGAAGCTGATGACTACTGTAACCTCGTTGAAGCAATCATTGTGATCGCTAACGATGGCGTCTTGCTCAAAGCTGAAGAGAACCCCTACATGATGAAGGATCGTCCTGTCTTGGCTTATCAAGATGATACGGTTCCGGGGCGCTTCTGGGGTCGCGGTACGATTGAGAAGGCTTTCAATATGCAAAAAGCTATTGATGGTCAGCTTCGTGCCCACATGGACTCTCTTGCTCTGACGACTGCCCCAATGATTGGCATGGATGCTACTCGCTTGCCTCGTGGCGCTAAGTTTGAGGTACGTCCGGGTAAGGCTATTCTTACTAACGGTAATCCTAGTGAGATTCTGACTCCATTCCACTTCGGACAAACAGACGGTAATGCAGCTGCAGCGGCTCAGAACTTTGAGCGTATGCTCTTGCAAGCTACCGGCACTGTAGACTCCGCTGGAATGCCTTCTAATGTGCCTCGTGATGCTGGTGCTGGTGGTATGTCGATGGCTATGGCTGGCATTATTAAGAAGTATAAGCGTACTTTGACGAACTTCCAAGAAGATTTCATGGTTCCGTTCATCTACAAAGCAGCTTATCGCTTCATGCAGTTCGATCCTGAGCGTTATCCATCTGTAGATATGAATTTCATTCCTACCGCTACTCTGGGTATCCTTGCTCGTGAGTTTGAACAGCAGCAACTGATTGGTTTGTTGCAGACTTTAGGCCCAAATACTCCTGTCTTGCCTCTGATTCTGAAGGGTATCCTGCAGAACAGCTCTCTGACTAATCGTGGTGAGTTGATTCAGACGCTTGAACAGATGTCTCAGCCTAATCCAGAGCAACAACAGGCTCAAATGCAGCAACAACAGATGCAACTTGCCTTGTTGCAGGCTCAGATTCAAGACTTACAGGCTAAGGCTCAAAAGTCTACCGCAGAAGCTCAAAAAGCTGTTGTTGAAGCTCAGACTGCTCCCCAAGTTGCTCAAGCTAAGGTCATTTCTGCTCTCAGTAACAACCTCAATGAGGATGATGAGACTAAAGACTTTGAAAAGCGTGTGAAACTGGCTGAGTTGATGCTTAAAGAACAAGATATTAAGTCAAATGAGCGCATTGCTGTAGCCCAAATGATTAATTCTCGTCAAAAAGTAGCAAATAAATAGTTGTATTATACAAAAAGTAGTGTATAATAGTACCCATGTGTAACAAAAAGGACTCCCAAAAATGGATCAATCCTTAACTAAGTACTACGAGAATCACTTTGATATGATGGCTTCTGAGGGGTGGAAAGACCTCTTAGAAGACTTCGCCAAGTTAAAGGCAAGTATTAACGATGTAACATTGACAACGGACACACAAGATTTATTTTTCCGTAAAGGTCAGCTTGACATCTTAGACTTGGTTTTAAATCGCAAGGAAACTTGTGAGAAAGTATGGGAAGAGTTAAATGAGACGAATGTTTGATTTCCTCTGCTCAGACGCTCACGAATCCGAAGCGTTTGTTGACGATAGCGTTCGGACTATTAAATGTCCGGTTTGTGGTAAGGACGCAGATCGTTTAGTTTCTTCTCCACAAGTAAAGCTAGAAGGTTTCTCTGGAGCCTTCCCAGATGCTTACGACAAGTGGTCAAGAGTCCGAGCTGAGAAGCTCAAACAAGAACAGAAACGGAACTCCCTCTAAGGAGCAACTCTGAATCTATTTTTAAGTTTCCTGTAATCCAATAAATCATAGTGGACAGGATGAAAGGTTAGGTATGGCTTTAATTGATGATAGTGAAGACCTGTCGAAAGGTGAACAATTCAGTGAAATCGACGCAGTTGAAAAACAGCAACAGCAAGTCGAACCACAAGAGACTAAGAATGAACCAGAAGCTTTTACGGTTCCCGAGAAATACAAGGGTAAGAACCTAGAAGATATTGTGAAGATGCACCAAGAGGCTGAAAAGCTTATCGGTCGTCAAGCACAAGAAGTTGGTGAAGTTCGTAAGTTAGCTGATGAACTCCTGAAACAGACACTCTCCCAAAAGCAACAATCTCAAGCACAACCACAAGAAACACAAACACAAGAGATTGACTTCTTTGAAGACCCAAAGAAGGCAGTTGAGAAAGCAGTTCAAAACCACCCTGATGTGATTGCAGCTAAACAGGCTGCTATGCAAATGAAGGCCATGCAAACTCAGCAGAAACTTGCTGCTAAGCACCCTGACTTTGTAGATGTCATTAAAGATGGTGAGTTTATCGAGTGGGTTAAAGCTTCTCCGTTACGTTTGAATATGTACGCAATGGCTGATGCTCAATACGATTTTACAGCTGCTGACGAATTACTGTCTACTTTTAAACAGATTCGCGGTGCAAAGACACAACAAACACAAGAAGCTGGTAAACAAGCTCTTAAGCAGAACTTAAAAGCTGCTGCTGTCGATGTTAGCGGAACTGGTGAGTCCTCCAAGAAAGTCTATCGCCGTGCCGACCTTATCCGGCTACGTATGACTGATCCTTCTCGTTATGATGCCTTACAAGATGAAATCATGGCAGCATACGCTGAGGGTCGCGTTAAATGATTTATTCAATTTAATTTAATCTTTAGGAGATTTAAAAATGGCTTTAGGTACTAACCACGTTACGACCACCACCTCTGCAACCTTTATCCCTGAGGTATGGAGTGACGAAATTATTGCAGCTTACAAGAAGAACTTGGTTGCTGCTAACCTCGTTAAGAAGATGAACTTCAAGGGCAAGAAAGGTGACACCGTTCACATTCCGGCTCCTACCCGTGGCGATGCTTCCGCTAAGGCTGCTTCCACCCAAGTGACCCTGATTGCTGCTACTGAGTCTGAGAAGACCGTGAGCATCAACCAGCACTGGGAATACAGCCGCCTGATCGAAGACATCGTTGAAGCTCAAGCTCTGGCTTCCCTGCGTCAGTTCTACACGGACGATGCTGGCTACGCTCTGGCTAAGAAAGTTGACTCCGTTCTGGTGCAACTGGGCCGTAAGGCTAACGGTGGTGACGGCACTGCTGGCTACACTGGTGCTTACTCTGGTGCTGACGGTACTACGGCTTACACTGGCACTGCTGGCGCTCTGACCGATGCAGCTATTCGTCGTTCTATCCAGCGTCTGGATGACAACGATGTGCCTATGGACGGTCGTTTCCTGATCGTTCCTCCGTCGACCCGTAACACTCTGATGGGTATCGCTCGTTTCACCGAGCAAGCCTTCGTGGGTGAAGTCGGCGGTGGCAACACTATCCGCAACGGTGAAGTTGGCAACGTGTACGGCATCCCCGTCTTCGTGACCACCAACGCTGACACCGCTACCGATGGCGACCGCATCTGCTTGCTGGCTCATAAGGACTTCGCTGTTCTGGTTGAGCAAATGGGTGTGCGTACTCAGACGCAATACAAGCAGGAATATTTGGGCACTCTGTTCACCGCTGACGTTCTGTTCGGCGCTGACGAGCTGCGTGATAATTCCGCTGTGGCTCTGGCCGTTCCCGCCTAATAGTAGGTAAATAGTTGCCCCTTCAGTTAGCTCTGAGGGGGCTTCTGTGTATCTACTCCAACGATTGCTATGCAATCTCAAATTGAGGAATAATAGATGGTTAAATTCACCAGCGGAACCCGCTTCAAATGTAATCAATCAGGTAACATCTTTGAGTTTACTTCAGAGCATGACATTAAGACTATGCGTACCCATCCGGGCTACACCGAAGTAATACAAGAAGAGCCTAAGAAGCCTGTAGGCCGTCCGCCTAAGAGTAATTTACAAACACCACAGGAAGAATAAACACTATGCGTGAAGTATCAGTAGGAACAAACTTAGTAGCAGATACTAAGACAACAGTGTATACAGTGCCTACTGGCTACTTTGCTAAGTGGAATCTGTGTTACATTGTAAACAACACCGGCAACAATAAGTCAGTTAGTGCTTGGTGGTACGATAAGTCAACTAACGAGGAATACGCTGTAGTTAGTGGTTACATTCTTAGCCCTACACAGTTCCTTAAGTTTGATGGTGGTGCTTTTGTTGTACTTGAAGAGGGCGATCAGGTTCGCATTAAGTCTGAGTTGGGATCGACAATGGCTTGTATCAATACCTTTGAGTTGATTAGGAAAGCTTAACAATGTATCCAAAGATTCCAGTTATTACTGATAAAGACTTTCTGGTAACTTTGGAGCCTCATGCTAATGTTTTATGGGTTCATTGTGATGTGTATAAACTTTCTCTATCTTCAATGAAAAACATGAGGGATGCTTGGGAACAGTTTACTTTAAAGCTGGACTCAGATTTATATGTTCTTTATAACTCCGCTACCAATGTTCCATCAAAGCGTTACATTGAAGCGTTTGGGTTCAAATATTTAAAAGATGTTCCTAACAAAGAACCCTATCAGATATGGAAAAGAGGTAAATAATGGGTGGCGTAGTTAATTGGGTAACAGACGATGTATTAGGCTTCGATCCTAATGGTGGTGGCATCTACAATGTTGCTAACGACATTCTAGGAGACACTATCGCTGATGACATCTTAGGCTTAGACCCTAATGGTGGTGGTATTGTTCCTATTGTTAACACTGCAGCCAACATAGCTGTATCAAGTGTTTTAGGTGATGCTGTTGGTGGCCTTCTTTCTACCCCTGTTACAGATGCTTCTTTCATTGCTGCTGATGCTGCGCAGTTGGCAGCTCAAGGCTTAGGCGAAGCTCAAATTGCATCCACGTTAGCAGCTTCTGGTGTCTCAGGCAGTGCAGCCTCTTTAGCAGCTTCTATGGCTACTAATGGTGTGTCTGAATCTGTGATGTCCTCGCAGTTAAATAATTTGTCTACTAACACAGGATTAACATCTATTCCTACAAACGACGCAAGCTTTGCAGCAGCAGATGCTACACAGTTAGCACAGCAATTAGGATCGAATACTGCAGCAATAGAGCAGAATTTAGTTGCTTCTGGCTTAGACCCGATGGTATCTGCTGATATAACACAGCAGTTGGCTTTAAACCCTTACGTTACCCAAGAGCAACTTGCAAATAGCCTTGCTTCTTTTTATGATCCTTCTTTATATAATGATTTATCAGCTCAGCTAGGAGCACAGCAAAGTCAGTTAAACCTATTAGCTCAGCAATATGAGGGACTAGGTTTTTCACAACAAGAAGCTTTAAATCGGGCTATGTCCGATATGCAGACCAATGTATCTTCTCAAATAAATACACAAGGTCAGCAGTTTCAAACATTGTTAGAGCAATACCAACAATTGGGTATGAGTAGTGACGAAGCCTTACGTCAAACTATGTCCGATATGCAGACCAATACTTCTGGAATGTTTTCTGATCTAGGACAACAATTAGCTTCCCAACAAAGTACAACTTCTGGTCTATTTGATTCTGTTTTTAATTCGTTAACAAACCAGAACAGTATTTTAGATACTTTGACTCAGTTGACATTAGCTAACACGTTGACGAGTATTGCCCCTGCTCTTTTTAACAATCAAACAATTCAACAAGCTGCTCCAGTGCCTGCTTATCGACCACTACAAGCTCAGCAAACATATACTCCTGAATACTTCCAGCAAGTACAGAACTATTACACAGGGTATATGCCTGAGGTTCCTCGTGATGTGGCTACTCCTCTGCAACAATGGTATGCACAAGGTTACACTGGCCCCGATCAGTACACCCAAGCACAGTTTAACAAAGGATAATTATTATGGCAATCTATCGCGGCGCTGGTGGCGCTGGTGACGCTGTAGGAGATTCAACTAGTGAAGTGCTATTAGCTGTAGCAAAGGCTAACGAAGCTAGTGCTTCAGCGGCTGCAGCGGCTACTAGTGCAACAGCAGCTAGCACTTCAGCTACTTCTGCAGCTTCTAGCGCAGCTTCAGCCTCTACGTCAGCATCAAATGCGTCTACTTCTGCAAGTTCTGCTTCTACCTACGCTTCTAACGCTTCTACGTCAGCGTCAAGCGCTGCTACACAAGCTACACAGGCAGCTTCTTCGGCTACCTCAGCAGCCTCTAGTGCCAGTGCTTCTTCTAGCTCAGCTTCTGATGCTTCGTCTTCGGCTACAGCTGCGGCTAACAGTGCTACTTCAGCGAGCAACTCAGCTACTGCATCCGCAGCAAGTGCAACCACAGCAGCAGGTCATGTAACTTCAGCTAGTGGTTATGCAACTACAGCAGCTACTGAAGCTTCTAATGCAGCCGCTAGTGCAACGTCAGCGAGCAATAGTGCATCTTCGGCTACTAGTTCGGCCTCTGCAGCTTCAACGTCTGCTACAGCAGCTTCTACTAGCGCATCTAATGCAAGTAGTAGTGCTACAGCTGCAGCGTCTAGTGCAACGTCAGCAAGCAATAGTGCGACATCTAGTGCCTCTAGCGCAACAGCATCGGCCTCTAGCGCCTCTACAGCCGCTAGTTCGGCCTCTGATGCAGCTACTTCGGCAACAGCAGCGGCTTCTAGCGCAACAACAGCAGCCTCTAGTGCTTCTGCAGCATCAACGTCTGCTACAGCAGCTTCTACGTCAGCCTCTAATGCCTCTACGTCAGCCACTGCAGCGGCTAGTAGTGCAACGTCAGCGAGCAGCAGCGCTACCTCAGCGAGCAACTCAGCCGCTTCAGCCGCTGCTAGTGCGACAGAGGCAGCAAGTTATGTCAATGGAACAATTTCTGGTGGAACCTATTAATTAAGGGTAAACAACAATGGCAACTATCTTAACTAAACGCAGCAACACAGCTAGTTCTGTGCCTTTGGCTGCTGATTTAACTAACTCTACCAGCGGTGCTGAACTTGCTGTTAACACTGCCGATAAGCGTCTGTTCACTAAAGACTCTGGAGGCACTGTAGTCGAACTGGGTACTAATCCTTCTTCACTGACTCTCACGGGTGGTACTGCTAATGGAGTCCCATACCTCAACGGCTCCAAAGTCCTGACCACTGGGTCTGCGCTGCAATTCGACGGTAGCAACCTCGGCTTGGGGGTTACTCCGAGTGCTTGGGGTAGCCCTTTAGCTAGTGCAATGTTTGAAACAAGAAACGCAATGCACTTTGGCTCAATTGATTCAACAAGCGCAATTGGTTATATCGGCGTCAATGCGTATTACAACGGCACAAACTGGATTTACAAGCAATCACAAGAGTCTTGCCGCTATGAGCTAAACAGCAACTCAACAGGCGCTCACGCTTGGTACACCGCCCCCTCCGGCACAGCAGGTAACGCCATCAGCTTCACTCAGGCGATGACGCTGGATGCGAGTGGGAATTTGCTGGTTGGGACGACTGACACTTCTCTTTTTAGTAATACAAGTGGAGAAGGTATCGGATTATTAGGCGATAGGATTGAAGTTGCATCAGATAGTGCTGATTCACTCCGTTTGAATAGAATGGGAACTGATGGAACTATCGTTATTTTCTATGGTCAAGGGACTCAAGAAGGTACCATCTCCGTCTCCGGCACAACTGTCTCCTACAACGGCGGTCATTTGGCTCGTTTTGCTCAGACTGTCGCAGCCAAAGACGACTCTCTCAAGAAGGGCACAGTGCTGTCCAACTTGGATGAGATGAACAGCTACACAGACGCTGAAGGCAACGCTGTCGAGAATGAACAGCTTAACAAGGTGAAAGTCTCTGACGTTGAAGGCGATGTGAACGTGGCTGGTGTGTTTGTCAACTGGTCGTTTGATGAGCAGCACAACGTTGATGAAATCAATATGGCTATGACTGGCGACATGATTATCCGCATCGCTCAAGGCGTGACTGTCCAGCGTGGTGACTTGCTGATGTCTGCTGGTGACGGCACTGCCAAGCCTCAAGGTGATGACATTGTTCGCGCCAAGACCATCGCCAAAGTAACCTCAACCCATGTCACCTGCACATATGAAGACGGAAGTTTCTGTGTTCCTTGTGTGCTGATGGCTTGTTAATAAATCTGTAAAGGAAACGACTCATGACTACTATTAACTGGCGCATTAGCCAACTCGACCGCAACACTGCTGACGGCTTCTGGTACGCCTTGGAGCAACTAAGATGCCTCTGAAGAAGGGATCATCTGATAAGACAATCTCTAGCAATATCGCTAAGCTTGTTAAAGAGGGTAAACCTCAGAAGCAAGCTATAGCGATTGCTTTGAGTGAGGCCAGCGGTAGCGAAGGCAAGGAAAAGCCTAAGAAGGCTAAAAAGAAAGCTAAGTAATAAAGGAATAAAATAGTATGGCTACGTATTTAGATGTAGTAAACAATGTGCTCAGACGACTGCGGGAGCCTACTGTAACTTCCGTCAATGATACTGATTATAGTGCAATGATTGGGGTATTCGTCAACGATGCTAAGCGTGAAGTAGAAGATGCTTACGATTGGAATGCACTGTCGGATACCCTCACTGCTGTAACCTCTGCTGGTGTGTTTAACTATGTATTAGTAGGTTCTAAGACTCGCTTCAGAGTCATTGATGTTCTTAACGACACCAAAGACTTTGAACTGAAGTATGCACCTACTTCGTGGATGAACCGACAGTATCTGATTACAGACACACAAGATGGTGAGCCTCTGTACTATAACTTCAACGGTGTAGACACTAATGGTGATACTCAAGTTGATCTGTACCCTGTGCCTGATGGCGTATACAACATTCGCTTTAACTTAACTATTCCTCAAGCTGATTTGAGTGCTGATAATGATCGTATCTTAGTACCAGATCATTTAGTAGCTATGTTGGCTCACTCTAAAGCTATTGCTGAGCGTGGTGAGGACTCTGGTTTAGTTAGTTCCGAAGCTTACCAAATGTATCGGTTAGCTCTTGCTGATGCTGTAGCCATTGAACGTAATCACTACAAAGAAGAAACTATCTGGGAAAGTATCTAAGTTATGGCAGAACAGTTATTAACCACTACTATTCAAGCTCCGGGCTTCATGGGCCTAAACCTCCAAGACTCTTCTGTGAGTTTGGATAATGGTTATGCTACTGTTGCTCAGAACTGTGTCATTGACAAGTTTGGACGTATTGGTGCTCGTAAGGGTTGGACTACAGCACACGCTGAAGAAGCTGCTCTTACAGGTTCCTACATCAAAGCTATTGGTGAATTGATAGACAACAGCGGTACAAGTTACATTGTTGCCGCTGGTGCTAATAAGCTGTGGAAGTTATCAGGTTCTACTTTAAGTGAACTTACTTACGGTGGTGGGGGGTCAGCCCCTACGATCTCTGCTGATAACTGGCAAATGGCTGCTTTGAATGGTGTATTGTATTTGTATCAAGTAGGCCATGATCCTCTGGTGTTCGACCCTGCTGTCAGTACTACAACGTATAAGCGAGTATCTGAGAAGACTGGCTACTTAGGCACTGTTCAAAACGCTAACTGTGTCATCAGTGCTTATGGTCGTACGTGGAGTGCTAATACTTCGGTAGACAAAAATACAGTTCAATTCTCTGATCTTTTAGCTGGCCATGTATTATCTATTGGCACATCAGGCACATTGAATGTAGCAGAGATTTGGCCTAATGGGGCTGATGAGGTTATCGCCTTAGCTGCACATAATGGCTTCTTAATGATCTTTGGTCGTCGTCAAGTCCTAATCTATTCTGGTGCCCAAGACCCTGCAGCTATGACGTTAGCAGACACTATTTCAGGTGTTGGCTGCTTAGCTAGGGATTCTGTAGTAGTAACTGGCGGTGATGTATTGTTCCTGAGCGATACTGGTGTACGTTCTCTGATGCGAACCATCCAAGAGAAGTCAGCACCTATGCGTGAGGTGAGCTTAAACGTCAAGGATAGCCTCATTGAAGACTTAGTGGCTGAGACAGCTGCAGACATCAGAGCTGTGTATTCTGACAAAGATGCTTTCTATCTATTGTCTTTACCGGCTACTAACATTGTGTACTGCTTCGATATGCGTAATCAGCTCCAAAATGGCGCATCAAGGGTTACAACTTGGCAACAGATCACTCCAAGAGCTTTCTGCTACACTCGTAATAAAGATTTGTTACTTGGACAGTCAGGATATATCGGAAAGTATCAAAATTATCTTGACAACACAGCCTCATATCGGTTAAAATATTATACTAACTACTTTGACTTCGGTAGTCCAACAAGTGTAAAGATTCTCAAGAAGATTAACACTACCTTCGTTGGAGGTAATGGTGCTGATGTCACGGTGAAGTATGGATTTGACTTCAGTTCTAGTTATTTATCTCGAAACATCAGCCTAGGTAATGTGACCATTGCTGAGTATGGCGTCTCTGAGTACAGCATTGGTGAGTATACAGCTGGTGTTGTCTTTGATAATAAGAACATCAATGCCAGCGGCTCAGGTAATGTATTGCAGATTGGTATTGAGACTGAGGTTAGTGACTTTGAAATTTCTCTACAAAAACTTGATTGTTATGTTAAAGCAGGACGGACACGATGAGTAACTACACAAAAGCAACTGACTTTGCTGTTAAGGATTCTCTGGCATCAGGGAACCCTAACAAGCTGGTCAAAGGAACTGAGATTGATACTGAATTTGCAGCTATTCAATCTGCAGTGAACTCTAAAGCTGATCTGGCTAGTCCTGCACTGACAGGTACGGCAACTGCAGTCAACCTGACTGTGAGTGGAACACTAAATGCAACTATCTCTGGCGGGGTATATTAATTATGGCATGGTATGATACTTTAATTGGCCCTGCAATTAGCGCAGCTGGAACCATCTATGCAGCTAATCAGGCCGCAGGTGCTCAACAGAACGTAGCTGCTGCTAACACTGCAGCTGCTCAACAGGCTGCTGAGGCTGCAGCTTTCCGTCCTGTAGGTGTTACTACTCGCTTCGGTAGCAGTGGCTTCCAATATGACGATCAGGGCCGTTTAGTTGGTGCTGGTTATCAAGTAGCTCCTGATATTGCTGCTCAGCGTGAAGCTCTGTTAGGTTTGTCTGGTAGCTCCTTAGCTCAGGCTCAGGCGGCTCAAGGCATGATGCCTCAGTACAGCCAAGCAGCTCAAGGTCTGTTTAACTTAGGTCAACAGTTCCTGCCTACTTCGACTCAGTACTCTGCATCTCCTGAGGCTCAAGCCTATGCAGCTCAGCTTCGTGGTATTGCTGGTCAAGCTATGCCTACGAGCTATGATACTACTGCAGCTGCTCAGCAGTATATGCAACAGCAGCAAGGTCTGTTAGCTCCTCAACGTGAGCAACAGTTAGCCGGTATCCGTAATCGTCTACAACAAACTGGTCGTAGTGGTTTAGCTACTGGCGCTACTGCAGCTGGTGGTATGCTGGCTACTAACCCTGAGATGGCTGCTTACTACAACGCTATTGCTCAGCAAGATGCTCAGTTGGCTGCTAATGCTCAACAACAAGCCCGTGCTAACCTTCAGAGTGATATTAACCTTGCTTCTGGTTTGGGTGGACAGGCTCTGCAGACTCAACAAGCTGCTGAAGAGATTGCTCGTCAGCGTATGCTGTCTAACCTCCAGACTGGTACTGGCCTGTTCGGTACTTCCGCTGGCTTGGTCGGTCAAGGTTATGGCTTACAGACACAAGCTCTGTCTCCGTACACTGCCTACTTAGGTGGCGCTCAGACGCTGGAAGGCTTGGGTCAACAAGCTCTTACTACCGGTACTAGCTTAGGCTCTTCGTTAGCTGCCGCGGGTGCTCAGCAGGGTGACTTGCTTAATACTGCTGCTGCTCGTACTGCTGCTCTGCAATCCCAAGCTGCAGGTCTTCAAAGCTCTGCTATTCAAGGTGGTGTAAAAGGTTTGTCTGATCCTATTGCTGCATTGATTGGTAGTTTGACTAGTAGCAATCAGGCAGTAGGTAACACATGGATTCCCGGGCAATATTGATAAGGAATAAAGATGGCTACAACTAATCCTAGTTTATTTGGTATGCTCGGTGACGAAGCAGCCATGCAGCGTCAACTTGATGAACAACGTGCTGCTAAGTTTGCTGAGCAGACACAAGAGCAACGCTTAGCCTCTATGGGCTACAGCGCAGGTGCAGGCTTAGGTCGAGGCATTGCAGGTGCTTTCGGTGTGGATGTTACTGATCCTGTTGTTCGTCAAGCTACTCAGTTGCGTCAGTTAGCTTCTGAGTTTGATACTACTACTCCTGAAGGCATGATGCAGTTTGCTCAGGCTGCTCGTAGTATTAGCCCTGATGTGGCTCAGAAGGCTGCACAAGAAGCTCAGGCTATGCAGCTTAAATCAGCTGAGATTACAGCTAAGACTGCTGAGAAGATGACTAATGAGCAGCGTAATGCACTTGCTTTAGTAACTTCTGCTGGTTTAGATGTTAAGACCCCTGAAGGCGCTAAAGCGTACAACGAAGCTTTGAAAGGATTGACGTCTAAGACTGGTTCTATGTCTGACCTAGCAAAGCTTATTACCGAACGTGCATCTCTTGATCCTAACGACAACGAAACTCGTGCATTGTACGATGCTAAGATCAAGAAACTTACTTCTGGTAAGACAATGGCTGAAGAACTAGGAGCAGGTATTGCCAGTGGTTTTGGAATGTTAGGTCAAGCATTAGCCCCTGCTTTGAAGAAAGAAGGCGAAGAAACTGGTACTTTTGCAGCTAAAGATTTTAATGCTTTAGGTGCTGCTGTTGCTTCTGGTACTGCTTCTAAGCGTAACATTCAGGTGATGGATGCAGCATTGAAGAACGCCTTCACCGGTAAGTTTTCAGACACCAAAGAGAATATTATTACTTCTTTAACAGGCATGGGTATCTCTGTTGGTGATGATCTTAAGCAAGCAGCCACCAACACTCAGTTGATTAACGCTATGGGTACCCGCTATGTGTTCCCGTTGGTTAAGAACTTCCCCGGTTCGCTGGCTGCTAAGGAATTGGATCGTTTGGAAAAGACTGCTCCGGATTCTCTACAACAGCCTGAGACTATCCGTACTCTGATGAATCTGCTTAAGGTTGATTTGGCTGAGAACGAGTTTGTATACAACAAAGCTAAAGAATATAAGACTGCTAACAAAGGCAGTGCGATTAATTTCAATCAAGCTGATGCACGTATTGATTTCCAAAACAAACTTAATTCTTTGCGTACAAAAGTTGATGCTGCTCGTAAGAAAGGTAGTTTATCTGCTGCTGAAAAGGCTGAGATTGAAGCGATCAAGAAAGAAATTGGAGTTGAATAATGGCTAACGAGTTCGATATTACAGACATTCCCGTCGAAGGTGAAGAACCAAAGATGGACATGAGCAAATCAGTGTTAAGTCCTGAATATCGCGCTCGTGATCCTTTTGGTGCTCAGGAACTTGGTGGTTTGATTGGCGGCATTGGTGGAGGCGTCTTAGGCCCTATCGGTTCAATGGCTGGCGCAGGTGTTGGTGGTGCTTTGGGTGAAGCTTACGAGCAAATCTCCAAAGACGAGCAGCTTAGCCCATCACGTATTGGTATGGCAGGTCTTGAAGAAGCTGCTTGGGATGCAGGTGGTAACTTAATCCTCAAAGGTGCAGGCAAAGTCTTACGTTTTGGTAGTGATAAGCTAGGCTTTACATCTAAAGATATTCCTGATGCTAACAAAGCTGCTCAGACTTTCTTGGATAAACAAGGCTCTTCTCTGCCTGCTTCTGCTCGTACTGGTAGTAACTTAGACAAAGCAATTGAAGGTTTAGTATACACTCCTGCTACTTTTGACATCTTTAAGAAGAAACAGCAAGAGATTTATGATGCTATTCAGTCTGGTCAAAAGGATGTCTTAAAACAATTCCCTGTGTCTCCTGAGTTTGAAGCTGCTCTTCGTAGCGGTACTTCAGCTCAGAGAGCCTCTGGTGAAGTTCTGCAAAGCTTCATTAAACAAGGCGAGCAAGCATTAAGCGAATCTGTTGATCCAATCTACAAAGAAATCTTTAAGGACACAGACTCTCGTATCTCTATGTTTGGCCTTCGTCAGTGGGCACAAAAAGAGTTATCCGACCCTGCTGCTTTAACAGCTGGTCAACGAGCTATCTTAAAAGAAATTGATACTTTACCTCCTCAGGTAGATATTAGTCTATTGCACAAGATGCGCTCTCGGTGGCTTGCTGAGAATAGAGACAAATATTCTAGTTTAGGCACTGAGAAAGATTCACGTGCTGTAAACACTATTAGCTCTGTTATTAAGCAGTTTGACGAAGCAATGGATTTTACCGCTGGTCGCACTCTTAATAAAGACACCTACGCTAAGTATAAACAAGTTACCGATACTTACCGCAAAGGTATCCAAGGCTTAAACACTGAAGCAGTTCAGGTGGCTATGTCTAAGAACCCTGAAGAAGTAGGCGCTTACTTGTTTGCTGCTGGTAACGAGACTCCTGTAAAACAACTGTATCAATCTATTGCAGCTGCTGGCACGCTTAGTAAAAAATCTTCTGCTGAAGTTATCAACGCTCTTCGTGTAGGTTATCTGGATGCTCTAACACATACTCCCGAGAACTTACTGAAGTTTGCTAAAGATGTAGAACAAAATAAGAACATGAAAAACACTTATGATGTTCTCTTTGGTGGTACTCCTCAGAAAGAAGCTATTGAAGCTATGAACAACGCAGCTAAGTTAGGCTTAGTTGAACCTGTTCGTCAGCCGGGTTTGAACTATCGTACAGCAGGTGCTTTAGCTAACATCGGAGGCGGCGCAATTGCTATCGGTTCTGGCTATGCCTTCTTGTTGTCTCCTGAGCAACAGCAACGCATCAAAGATAACTTAGGCGAAGCAGCTATTGCAGGTGGTTCATTGATTCTTTCTCAACGTAAACTTGCTAAAGTGATGCTTGATCCTAAAGGCGCTAAAGCCATTAAGTATTTGTCTACTGCTAAGGATAAATTAACTAGTCCTACTGCATTCACTAAACTTGTTGTTGAACCTATCAATAATATTTTAAGTGCAGACTCTGGCGGTACGCTGCTTGAAGCTATGCCTGAGAACTATGACATTTCTAACCTTCCGGTGAAATAAAATGTTAGCAGAACTCGCAGCCGCCAACGCTGCCTTTGCTGTTATTAAAGAAGCTATTGGGAACGGTGGTGATCTAATTGCCGCTGGTTCCAAACTTGGAGAGTACTTCGGTTTAAAGAATGAAATCTCCAAGAAAGCTAACAGGAAGGGTAGCAATAGTGAAGAGTTCTGGGCATTAGAGAAACTTAAGAAACAAGAAACTCAACTAAAAGAGATCATGATCTATCAGGGTAGAGCAGGTCTTTGGGCGGATTGGCTTAAGTTTCAAGCTCAGAAGAAGAAAGAACGTGAAGAGGAAGCTAGGAAACAACGCATCGCTGCTGCTCTTAGAAAAGAGTTTATATACGATTTGTCAGTTACTCTTCTTATAACCCTTATTGGTGCATCAGGTATCGGTATTATAGGCCTAATGGTCTGGTATATATTAACAAAAGGACAATAAAGTGTTAACTATTATTTCTACCCTCTTAGGTCTATTGACGTCAGGGCTACCTAAACTATTAGATTTCTTTCAGAGTAAGCAGGATCAGAAGCATGAAGCTGAGCTTTCTCGTATCCAGATTGAACGTGAACTAGCTTTAGCCAAAGAAGGTTTTGCAGCTCAGGCTCGTATTGAAGAGATTCGTACAGAGCAAGTGGCTATGCAGACTGCAGCTCAGATGGAACAAGCCGCTGCTGATGGCATCAAAAGTGCCCATGAGCATGACAAAGCCATTATGTCACGAGCATCTACATGGATTGTTAATCTTAACGGTATTGTACGTCCAGCTGTTACATTCTTGTTTGTCTTGGAATTGATCGGTATTAACATCTTCCTGTGTTATTATCTCTTAAATCAACCCGGACTGATTACTGACTTTACCTCTCTGATGGCCTACATTGATGTCATCTTCACTGAGTCAGAACTTAGTATGTTAGGCGCTATCATTGGTTACTGGTTCGGCTCACGCGGCTGGAGCAAGAAATGAAGCTGAGCAAAGCTGGCGCAGATTTGATGCACCGCTTTGAAGGGTGTAGGAACAAACCGTACCTATGCCCTGCTCATATCTGGACTGTAGGCTTCGGTGAGGTCTTGTATCAGGAACAGATTAAGCTTCCAATGGTGCGTAAAGAAGGCTACACTGGTCTTATTCGTAAGGAATACCCTCTGAAGCCTGAGGATAACAGAGTATGGAGTCAAGATGAAATTGATACCCTCTTCGCTAAAAGTGTCGAACGCTTTGAACGTGGTGTTCTACGACTTGTTCCCGGCGTTAATGGGAATCAAGGCGCTTTCGATGCTCTGGTCTCTTTTGCCTTCAATGCTGGCTTAGGGAACCTACAGAACTCTACCATTCGTATGAAAGCTAATCGCGGTGACTGGCAAGGTGCTGCTGATGCTTTCATGGCATGGGTCAAAGGAGGAGGCAAAGTTCTCCCCGGATTGGTTAAACGAAGAGAAGCTGAAAGGGCTTTATTCTTGAGCACTATGGGAGAAGAGGACAATGACTAAAGAGGTAACTCACGAAGAGATATATGAGAGACTCATAGCTGTTGAAGCTAAGGTAGACAAAGTATCTAATGATACTGAAGACATGGTCAAAGCCTTTAATGACGCTCAAGGTGCATTTCATGTACTCGAATGGCTAGCTAAAGTTGCTAAGCCTATCTTGTGGCTAGTAGCCGCTGGTGCTGCCATCGTAGCTGTAGTGAATAATCATAAATAATGTAAAGTATCTTATCCTATTTTACAAATAAGTAAGCCCACTTCAGAGTCACCTCTGTTGTGGGCTTTTTTGTTTCTATTAGTGCTTACAGACCGTCTTCGTAGTTAGTCTTAGCGATGATGTAATTCTTCACTAAAGAGCTACGAACAATGTCTTCGATGTGGAACTCAAATCTAGAGAACTCATTCATTTTACCAGCGATGTCTAGGAATTTCAATAGACCAGACTTGTCATCCTTTTTCTTCAAGTCAGTCTGTCGATAGTCCCCACAGAAGATAATCTTTGATTTGTCACCAACACGAGTAATGATGGTATCCAGTTCTTCAAAGGTCATGTTCTGTACCTCGTCTACTAGCAAGACAGAGTTAGTGAATGTAGTACCTCGAATGAAGCTAGTAGACACAAACTCTACATGGCTCTGTTCGGCTAACCGATCCCAAGCATCTTTGCGTTTGAACAAGTCAGAGCAAATCTGTTTGTATGGTTGAAGGTAGACATCCATCTTCTCATCCACATCCCCGGGTAAGAAGCCCATATCGCGGCTCTGTACACTACTACGAATAACAGTTACCTTGTGGAAAGGATTGTCTCGGCTGAGTACCTCCTCAAGGGCTTTATACATAGCAATATATGTCTTACCTGTGCCTGCTACTCCATGCAATGCCATGAAGTAATCACCTCGCTGATAGGACTTAAAGAAGTCAGCTTGCTTTTCAGTCTTAGGTTGGATAGTAATCATATCATCCAGCTTAATCTTCAAGCTCTGTGTTGGCTTCTCTTTAGGCCCAGATCGCTCAGTTTGTTGTTGCTTCGTTGCCATCTGTATCCTCTTCCTTCGAGCTAAGCTCTTCAACTACAAAAGGGACTGTTCGTACTGAGGGATACTCCTTGATGAAGTTCTCCCGGCTAATGTCTGAACCAATATGTACTTCCTTAAAAGCTACTCCTTCACTACGAAGTTTCGCTTTCAAGGCAATACACGCTGGACAGTTATCCTTTGTGTATACAATCTTCATTTAGATTTCGCACCCACCAGCTGTACACGCCAAAGTCTGAGCACCTTCAACGTTGTCTGTATTCTCAATGAAGAGGTTCCAGTCAATAGTTTCAGGCATCTGAGCCTTCATTGTCTCATAGACGGAAGCATCAATAGTCTCATAAGGAGCCTGTCGATAAGTTCCACCGTCCATCGGCAAGAAGCTAACACCAGTGATCTCATCGAAGTTGTCCCACACCCATGCACCAACTTTAGGCCATTCGTGCTCTTGAACACTGATGGTCACTGATGGCTTATGCTCACAGTAGTGTCGCTGGTACATCAACCACAGACGCAGGTGCTTAATAGCATCCAAGTCCTCACGGAAGATAGCACCCTTCTCAACCTTCATCGGGAAGCTGAACACCGTAGTAGATTCAGGCTTCATGACACAAGGCTCCCAAGGGAATCCACTGTCCTTCAAGAACTGCGTCAGAGGGTCTTTATTATCACTACGTACCCTACGGATAAAATACTCGCTGTGCTGAGGATGAATACCACTTGCAGTCGAGGTGAGCTGTGAAACAGTTCCTTCAGGTTTGATAGCAGTGATAGCCACGCTGCGGTTGATACCAATAGCATCAGCAAACTCAGCGTTAGTGTTAACGGCAACATCTTTCATTCCTTCCAAACGACTAGGCAACTCAGGGTCATCAGGGTTATTCAGCAGAGTGTTGTCCAAGATACCAGTCATAGACACACCCAACAGACGCTCTTCTTCAGTGTTAGTCTGCCACACCTTACGCAGATATGGGAAGCTAGTCATCGTCGATTGAAAAGTACCAAGAATCGTAGCCAAACGTACCTTATGGCGAAGTCGATCCAGAGTATCGGAACTACGAACAATAACGCTAGATAGGTTACAGAACTGATAAGGACGAAGAATAATTTCTGAACAAGGATTAGTGCCCCACTCTTGATTAAGCTTTCGACGCCCATTCTTAGCTGCTTGAAGCTCCGAGGCGTAACGGTTAAAGATTCCTCGTTCTCCCGAGTGACTTTCATAAATGCTACTCCATTCCCGCATGAATTGACCAACATCAGGTTTAACATCGTACACAGCACTGTTGTTCGCTAGAGCACGTTGACCATTGCCATCCCACCAGTTGCCTGCTTTAGCGTGAGCCATACGATCATCGCCGATGTCAGACAAACTAATCATCGCACTACGTCGTACTCCACCGACCACCACGACTTCCCCAATTTTACACAGAATATCATGGGATTCCAAGCTTGTAAGTTTTCGACCAGCAGCACCTTTGAATTTGGATACAACGTACTTAAAGAGTTCCACAAGCGGCTCAGGCCCACTGGCGCGACCACCAAAGGTCTTGAGGCGAGTTCCTGCTGGGCGAACCGCAGATACGTCCCATTTTGGAATTTCACCGGCATACAGTAGGGCGATAACTTGGCGAAGAGATTTAGCCCATCCTTCTTTGGAGTCTTTAACCACAACCAGAGTGCTAGACTCAAAGAGCTGAGTTGGAATCTCAGGAAGTTTATTAACATATTTTTGCTCCACACTAAAGCCAACACCAGTGCCACACAGCAAGATGTACATAGCCTCATCAAAGGCTTTAGGATCATCAATGGGCAGGTAGCTACAGTTGTAACCTGCAATGTTCTGACGCTCCAAAGCCTCACCTGCTGTCATGATAGATCGCATCGAAGGCACTACTTCAAGACCATTCACAGCCTCTTCAAGCTCACTACGCAGCTCAGATGTCAGCGTATAGTTATGTTTGTCCTTGAGATGTTTAGTCATGAAGTCAAAGTATCGAGCTACTGTCTCATGCCAATGCTCACGGCGGCCTTCATTATCCAGATAACGTGCATATCGGCTTTTAGAGATGTACTCGTTGTATGGTGTCATTTTATAGGTCATTAATCATCCTCTCAAGTTTTTCTTGTTTATCTTCAATGTAATCCTCGAATCGTTCAACGAGGTCAACACTGTGGATGTTAAAAATCTCCAACAGTGTCACCTCATCGAGCATAGCGAGTTTCTCTTTTAGTTCTTCAAAAGTTAGAGTCAACACGTTTAGCAATCTCCCTCTCGATGTACCACTTAGCCTTCTTCAGGTCTTCAATGGCATCTTTCTTAAGGTCACAGCGCCAGATGTACTTTACAGCATTACCTAGGTTAAAACCCATGTGTTCAGTAACTTCAATGCACTCGATACCTGAAGGATGCTCAGTGTAGTGTTTAGGTCTATTCACAGCATCGTTAAGCTCTTTACTAGACAACCCGTTGCAGCCTTCGTTCAGCTTCTGCTCACGATGCCACTCATCAATTGCTTTTTGCAAAGGCTGGAAGCTAGGAGCAGAGGTAGGAGTTTTGATGTAAATATCACGCTTAATGAATTTACTATACCCTGTACAGCCATTGCACGGAGCTTCATCCTTCTCGTACTGAGCATAGAAGCACTGATGGCATTTATGTTCATTCATCATCGCCAGCCAACTCCTTAATAACCTTTGACACACCTTTAGCTTTGACCTCAGCAAGACGAGCTTTACGCTTCTCCTCTTTCTCTTTCATCGCTTGAGCAAGGGCTTCATAGTTATTGGTAAACCAGTCGTGCATCTTTGTCACTTCTTCAAGCAACAAGCCTAGCTTCTTATACGATGGTGCAATAGACTCAACATCATAGAAACTGAAGTCAAGACGAATTGCACGAGAGCAATCAGTGATCTTAACCTCAGCGTCTACGCCATCACCAAAGTCCCAACTATCAACTGTACACTCAATAGCTGCAAGTCCTTGTGTCTTGTTCAAGAACTTACGTGAGTGATATTTAAACTTCTTCTTGTTTGTTGCCATAACGCTTTCCTAAATATTCGATACTCAAAAAGAGTTCATCGAAGTGTCCATCGTTAACTTCATTCATAACCAGCAGACCGCGCCAGTGTTTATTAGACAGTTGATCCATGTAACTCTCTGAATGAAGGTAGTAGCTACCCGCAATGATAGCACAGATTGGTTGACCATCTGCACGTTTACCGTAGGCTACTTGCTTGCCTTGCTGATGCCCTGCAATACAGCTCATGTGGAGCTTATTGATAATAGCAGCAGCAGTGCCAGCAGGTCTACCCATCGCGCCAACAGGCCAGTAATGGTTGAACCCCACCCCGTTGATGAATACAGGATGTAGGAACTGATGTACTTCCCAGTCTTTCTCATATTCCAAATCCTTTGTACTAATCAAACCTTCAAGCGTAGGATTGTTGTTAACTGCTCGGTCAATACGGTTCTCATGGTTCCCTAGCGTCAACACCATACGTGGCTTATAGACTTTCTCTTTGTTCTTACGCTGACGACCTTGAAGCTCACGCAAAGGAGCTAGAAGTTTCTTCATAGCCTCCTTCGTAACTTCAACGTCAGTCTTGTAGCGTAAGCCTTCAAAGTACTTAGAGCCTTTAACGTCATGGCTACTGAGGCTAGGCATATCAGCGAAATCACCCAGATTAACCACAACGTCAGGGCGATAGTCACAGATAGCCTCTCCTGCCCACGTAAGATGCTCAGTCGGTACACCCTGCTTTACCTGACAGTCCGGCACAACCAAAATCTTCATCGTTTACTCCATCAAAGTTATACACTGGTTCCCAATAGCCTTCAAGCAATGCACTCACACGATCATAGACACCTACGTATCCAGTGGAATCAAGGAAGTGTGCAAACTCTCGGATAATGTTATCCCATTGAGTACTGGATTCAAAGGATACATGAGAGGTAAGTTCCTTTGCGTAAGGATACTCAACATCATCAAAGGTCATTTCACCTTCTAGGTGGCTCTCATGAAAGTTAAATCGAAAATGTTTACCCATGTTGTTCTCCTTACCGATTGTCACCAGAGCCACTAAGCGTCATACGTGCCTGACGATCAGCAAGCTTCTGCAGATTCTTACTAGCCAAGTCTGACAAGCTCCACCCCATCACAGTAGCCAGTCCAGCTACTTGCCACAGTACGTCACCCATTTCCTTTTGCAAGCCTTCTTCGTCTAGGATACCATCACGTACCCACTTAGCATACTTGCCAGCTACTTCACCAGCCTCTGATGCCAAGTTACTCACCATATAAGCAGGGTTCTTAGCAGTCTCTAGTGCTGTCTCCCATGCCTTCTTCTGATATTCTTCAAAGTCAATCAATTGGTTTACTCCATTCAGTTACTACAAACTTAAGAGTCACATACTTTTTTGTGTCTCCGGGATACATATAGCGAGTTACCTCAAAGCCGCCAGAAGCTGTATACCACTCAGGCGAAGGATCAGCAGTGTAAGCAGCAATAAGAAGGTTACGAGCCATACGGTAAATGCGCGAGACAGTAGGAACTTCTGTAGAATCAAAGTAAGTCCAGTTCAAAGTCTTCATAACTGTACGAACTTTATCAAAGTCAAATTCATCTAAAATGGAGTCAACCTTATGTAGATAATCACTCATTATTCAATACTCCTTGTACGATGTTAGGACAAAGAACAGACAAAACTGTCTTACAAGCTTCAGCGACATCACGATGCTCCTTCTGTGTTGCCTTATCGGTGCGAATCTCGATGTAATGTAACCAGCTTCGCAGAGTACCATTCATGTACAAGCGAGACATTGTTAAGCCCTCAGGCAACAGTGCTCTAGCTTGCTCCTTAGCGATACCTTTGCTCAGAGCTGCATTATACATCAACTCAGCTTCATCCAATACTCGATTCTGTGCAGATGCCCACCAGTTCTTCAAGTATTTGTCTTCAGTGTCTAGGCTATTCTGGCGATTCTTATCGTCCTGCATTCGGCATTCGCGACTCTCAAACACTGTAGCCTTAGCATATCGCTGAGAGAACTCTTGAAAGCTGAAACTACGATGACGAAGAATCTGACGAGCAATGTCACGAGTGCATTCAATCTCCATACAGACGTTAGCCATCTCCATCGGACTCCAGTGCTTATTCTTGACTAGATACTTCAGAAGCTTACCAGCTGTTTCGTTATTGTATTGGTTCTCAGGATTACTCACCCGAGCACAATAAGCAACTTTCTCCTCAATGTCAGGAGTTGCCCATACCAAGTTAACTTTCATTAAATGTCCTCACCGTCAACTTTAAGTTTCTCACCTTCACGAATAGCAGCCTTCAAAGCCTCAAGGATACCATAACGAACAAGAGCATCAATTTCTTCAGGTGTCATGTCAAAAACGACATTAGCTGAGCCATCTTCGTTCTCTTTAATCATTGTTACGTTCATTCTGCAATCCATTCTTTAGGAATCTCTTTATCAGCATACTTAAAGCCTTCCTTCTCGCACCATTTAGCGTAGGTGGTAGAGGATGTTTTACTGATCTTAGTGCGTGAGTTACTGAAGACAAACCGAATATCTAACTCTGGGTGTTGTCGTTTCAGCAAGATGTGCTTTTGTCGATCAGCCAACAGGAATCTACCTTTAGTCTCAATGATGATACCATTAGGCAACTGAAAGTCAGGTGTATACGTATGCGTAGAAGCTGGTTTAACGTAGCGAAGGCGTAGCTGCTCATAAGTGTATTCAACACCTAGTTTGTTGAGCTGCTCTGCCACCTTCTCTTCTAAGCCGCTTCTAAAGCCATACTTCTTACCGACTTGCTTCTGCGTTAGAGGCCGTGGCCTTGCCACATGCTTACTTCTCTTCGTCGCCATCAGCAACATCCACAATGGTACGCTGGAACTGGTACAAAAGGTTAGCAAAGCCATCAACGAACTCTTCGTCGTGCTGTGTCTTACCCATTGTGAACAAGATAGCGTGAACCAGCTCATGATAGAAGGTAGCCGAAGAAGCTTGCTCCATCATACCAGCACGAATCTTGATCTGATTACGTTCCATATCGCAGTAGCCCATCATTGTGGGCATCTCGTCCGTCAGGTGGACTTCCCACTTACATCCTGCAAGCTCAAAGGTGGACACCAAATCTGTTGATCGTACCTCAACAGGAACAGGAGCTTTGCGTTTTCCAGTAGTCTTTCCCATGTTTCACCCTTTTCAATGTACATATCGTAGCAGACCTTGAACATTTCCTTGTCCGTCTTACAGTCTGCCAATGCCTTCTCAGCCTTCACAGGCCCAATACCTTTCAAACCTACAATGTTGTCAATTCTATCGCCTGTCAACACTTGTTTGTAGAAGTTAAAGTACCCGTCAAACTCTGAGATATAGTATTTCTCTACCTTTACAGGATTGAAGTGATGCCCTTGAAGCTGATCTAGGTCTTTATCGACATGAACTATCCAACAGTTATCTAGCAACTCTGTAGATCGGATAGCTACTCTATCATCAGCTTCGATGCCTTCCGACACCGTAGCACCGTACTTAGTAATCAAGTGTTCTCGTAGAGCCTGATAATGTTTAGGCTTCTTAAGGTCAACACGATTACCTTTGTAGGGTACTGTTACTGCCACTTCATCCCTAAAGTTAGTCTTGCCTGTCAGGTGGCACTCAAAGTCTTCTACACCTAAATCGATGTACATAACCTTCTCTAGCCACTCTGACATACGTGCCTTGGCGATACCCTCAGGTTCATCTTCTGTTGTGAATCCTGTACGGTACACCAAGACATCAGCATCAACTATCGCAAGCTTAGAGGACATCCTCAGCTTCTTCCTGCTCAGCTTGGACTGCATTAGGATCATAGGTGACCAGATCAGTCACGATGATCTTCTTAGCACTAGGAGCTACGCCAGTCTTCTTACCGAACTTCCACTCATAGCCGCTAATGATAGCAGTGCACTTAGAACCATTACCGATGGTCTTAGGATCAACTTCCTTGTCGTTATCATCGACAGGCTTGTGAACATACTTAGACTTGCAGTTAATGTGGCTGCCAAGATTGTCATTGTGACCCACTTTGATGCCCAGTTCTTCCAGCTTAGCTACATCAGCGTCACTGAGTTGACCAATCTTTGCAACATACTTCTGGCTCTCAGCAGTGAAGTCGTTGAATTGCACCATGTCAGATGCGTAGAAGAGTTGACCAGTGATTGTCGCTACTTTGTTGCTCATTTTTAATTTCCTTTTAAGTTATGCCGTCTTTCCGTGCTGTCATTGTTTTGGTGCGAGTGGAGGGACTCGAACCCTCACGCCTTACGGCAACGGTTTTTAAGACCGTCTTGACTACCACTTCCAACACACTCGCTTTTGCAGATTACTCAGCCTTAGCTGTTTCTTCCTGCTTTTCCTGAGACTGTACGTCTTGCGACTGGTACTGTGCTACAAGCTTCTGATGCAGAGGGAAAGCACCAGATTCAGTAGGCAGCTGACCAATCACACGAATGATGAATGCTGCTTCGTTGTCTTCAAGTTTAAATTCCATGTTGGTAGTTCCTTTCAGTTAGTTTAACCAATCGTTAGGAGGCTCACCCATTGATTCCTCCAAGTACATCATAGCAGAGTAGAAGAGTTCGTAAAGCTCTTGGATGTCCATATCCTGAGGAGCCTCTACACTGAAGTCTTCATCGCCTACTAATAGTTTAACAACTCTTTTCCGTTTTGTCAACACTTTAGTGGGTTTCTTTCCAGTTTCTTCCAATTTTATATTCTCCGTCTAGTGGACATCGAAGTTGGTAGAACTGTCCAGCTTCAATGATTGACATTCTAGCAGCTTTTCCAACTTCTTCAGCGATACTTTGATGACATTCAAACTGAAATTCATCGTGGACATTCGCTACTAGTTTGACATTCCATTTGTTACTCTTAATCTTGTCATAGAAGATACACAGAGCCTTCTTCATCACGATTGCTCCTGCTCCTTGGAGGAGGCTGTTGAGAGCTGCGTGTTCTGATCGTACCCATATGCGTCTACCATCCAAGCCGGGAACCCATCCTTGAGTAGCTTGTTTTGCAACTCGCTTGATGAGCTTTGCGAGTGCTGGAGTTTGTTCAAGGAACTTAGCCTTTAGCTTTGCTCCGTCTTTAGCTGAGCCTCCAACAATGCTTCCAATCTTTCCATCTCCTGCTCCATATAGAAACGCATAAATGAAAGTTTTCGCATTGTCTCTTGTAGCAAGTCCTGCTGCTCTTTGATTAACTGTGTGAACATCTGTTCCTTCCTTTGAGCTTCCTTCAGTGACAGTTCTGACATACTCATCATCCTTCATATAGTGTGCAAGCATACGAAGCTCCAAGCCTGAAGCATCACAGCCTACTAAGACATTACCTTCTTCTACAGCCCAGCATTCACGACATTCGTGCCCATAGACAGAACCTGCATTAGGAATCTGTGCCATGTTAGGGCTACTATGGGTCATTCTGCCGGTTACCGCACCGTTCGTTATAACCTTACCGTGAACCCTGCCGTCATCCTTCACAGCCTCTAACCAACTTGTGATCTGTGCTACTCGTTTCTGGAGCATCAGATACTCAGCGATTAGTGCAGCTTCAGGAATCTTAGTGATCTCAGCTAGCACACCTTCGTCCACCATAGGTTGCCCTGTATCAGTAAACTTCTTAGGCTTCCACCCTAGCTCGATCAGTTTCTCTCCAATTTGCTTTCTAGAGCCGGGATTGAATGTAACTGTTTCGGGCTTGAGTTGCTTTCCTGTCTTAGCGGACACTCTTGGCACTTCGTATGGAGGCCATCTCTCTTGCATTTGGTCATATATTCCTGCCATCTTTGTTTTGATGTCAGTAAGTAGACTAATTGCATAGGGCACATCGAGTTTGAATCCATTTTTGATTTGCTCCGCTATGATAGCTGCAACTTTGTGCTCAAGGTCGATAGAATCTTGCGAAAACTGTTTCTCAAAAGTGTCATTGCATAGTTTATGATACAGTTTAGCAGTAACTTCAACATCCCTAACGCAATAATGATCCATAAGACCATGATGAGGTTCGTCAAAGCATTGACCATCGTATTCCTCTCGTTTGTCGTTCAACCATTGCCATACAGCTTTGTAGTCAATCTTCTCCATCCCAAGAGTCTTCCCCCAACTCTCCAGAGAGTGTCCTTCGATGCGGCTTGGATCGAGAAGCCTGCTTACTATCAATGTATCGTAGACTTTCTTCAATGTTATCTTCGTACCCCAGAGCCTGTTCAACACTGGAAAATCGAAGCTGATGCCGTTGTGGGCTACGATCAACGTAACGTCCTTTAAATACTCCTGAAGGGGCTTTGCTTGTTTCCATAAGTTTACTTCACCAGTCGATAAGTCCTTCGTCACCACTACCCATATCTTGTCGTGGGCAAGGTTTGTTTCGATGTCCAGCACAATGCTTTTCATGCTCTTCTTTCAGTTGCTCATATTGATGAATCAGAAGCTGATACTTGTCTTGAAGATCAAAGTAGCTTTCCTCTAATTCTAGCAGCCTTCCTGCTATGTTGTCAAGCGTCCAAACCATCTTGTCCTTCTTCCTTCAATGCTTTCGCAGTGGTGACTGCTGTCCATTGACCACAAGTGTGCTTAAAGTTGGCTTGATACATCGGGAAGTCTTCACTGCCCCACCAGCGTTTTCCGGCAGCTTTGACTTCTTCAGTGATTTGCCGGAAACATTCTTTGTTGCCACACTCGTCAGCGCAGAATGTCATGTCTTTATATCCTAACATCCAATACCTCAGTCTGTTAAAGTTGATTAGGTTTACTGGAGGGATGGTTATTTTAAATTCAACCACAGCCCCACCTGTGCAAACGCATAGCCTGTCCAGATCATTCCATTAGCTGTCTCGCCTTTTAGCCATTGTAGCACACCTACGACAAGATAGCCTAAACCTGTTGCTCCTACGATCAGGTGTTCCACCGTCAGATGCTCCACAGTCATTATTCAACTCCGAAATGTTCAACCAATGCTACGTATGCTGTGTTACTTGCACATTTCTTAGAGACAACATCAATACATTCTTTGATGAGTAACTTGGCAAACTCTTCTACATCTGTGCCAACCAACAAAGCTACGTTACCCACTTCACCATCATCGTCAATGTAATATCCACCACATTGACGGACAAGTTCTTTAATGTGTTCGTTCATTTCTCTTCAGCTCCGATCCAGATAGCTCAGCCATCTTAGTTAATGTATCTTCCAATTCTTTCATCCACATCACACGGCAGCAATTGATTGTGACAGGATGGAAGATGCGTCCACTGTCACTCTCCTCTGTTCGGTTGAGGATGTCAAAGAAGTGTTTCACTGCTTGCTCTAGTGTCATATGCCATCCATCAAGTCAAATTCAGCATCAAGAACTGCTTGCCCATACTTCATCACCTTCAGCAACCTGTCTTGATTGTCTTAGTTAAGAGGACGAGGGCCTACAAACTCAATGTAATAACCTTCACTGTCAGTCTTCCACCACAACAGAGTGTAACAAAACTCTTCTCCTCTGTCGCTGTCGGGAGAGGGCTGCCAAGCCACAATCTCAGGACGGCGTCCGGGTAGGCTGCGAAACTCTAAGTCTTCATACCTCATTTCATTTCTCCTCTTGCTCGGATGGCTTCAGCAACAATGTTTAACCATGTTGCCGTTATGTCATTCTCGGTTTCGTATTCCTCACACACCTTAGCGCACGCCTCTCGTTCTTCAAGTATTGCCTCATTCACTTCAATCTCAATCTGAGGTTCCATGTGGTTTTGCCAAAACTTGTCACGTTCTTCAATGGCTTTACGTGCAATGTCAATAGCATGAACGGCGAACTCTTTACGCTCTTGCTCAACTGCTGCTGCGGTGGCAAGGGAGGCGAAGCTTGTCAAAGTCTCAACAATCTCGTCTGTCGGTTTAATGGTGTGGCCGTGTTGTGCAGCAGCCTCCCGCGCCATGCGGAGGATGTCTTGCTTATCCATGATTTTTCTCCTTGAGCTTGGCATTTACAAAATCTCGGATTAGCTTTGCGCTATGCAACAGACCCATTGTTCTTTTTGAAGTGACGTAAGTTGTCACACCAACAATCTCCTGACTTCCTTCTCTCAACAATGATTCAAGAAATTCCTCATCCGTCAGCCCAACCCATTGCCGCTGTACGTTTGGCACGGTCAGCGTTCCTTTATCAACTGCGCCACATCTTGTGCAGGTCAGTGCCATGGGATAGCTTGTTGAAGACTCCTGCACAGGGGCTGGCTGTGCTTTAGCCATTGCGTCTGCACAGTCTTGCAGCAAACAAAGCAAATGCGCCACAGCCTGTTTTGGATTAAGCCCAACAATGTTTGGGTCTTTTGCTTCTTTAATCAGTGCCTCTTGATCGTTCATTTTGTTCCTCCTGTGTTCTTCTCGCGTAGCTTGGCTTCGATGGCTCGGGCCACCTTTGTGTCATAAACAATAGATAGGATTTCCTCATCCGTCAGCC